TAGCGATAGCTATAGCAACTGCTAAACACGTTGGAGGCCAAGGAATTTCTTCCCTATATTTAGAGAAGGAGTTCCCATTTCATACTTTTTTAAGCATGTGGCTTCCTTAAAATCATAGGTTTCTTCTTCCGGAAATTCCGGATCATAGTAACCTACATCCAAACTGGTTAATTGACTAACGTCAAAGTACCAGGATGGATTAATGGATTTTATGAGTCGATAGATCTCATTACTATCCATTGAGAATTCTGCCTCTTCGAATATGTCGAGGTCCAATTCTTCACATTGGGACCACACACGCGATAGCGTTTGTGCGAAAGGACGGGTGTTATAACATCCAATCTTTTCTTCTCCCATTAAAAGCGATTGAAAGAGGTTTCCTCTTACAGCTCGCTTTGCAAATTCCTCGACAGATAAAATATTATCTTGTGCTGCTTTTGCAACAGTTGATCGAGGGTTATCATTGTCGGCAGGATACTTCAATTGAAGTTCTTTCCAACTTATCGCATTGACCATATTTGGCCAATCATTAAGCTGTCCGACAATACGCTCTTCATATTCCGTGATAGAGGAAATACCCCTACGCGTTGGATTAGTGTTGAGCTTACGGAAGATTCTAACATCCCTTCGGATGTCTAGACCACTCTTTGCCTTCGATAGAAGCCAACGGAATGGAGCAGGCGATTCTAATAAGTGTCGCTGCATATCTTCTTTAAATCCTAAACCATAACCACCGATTTCCACAGGTAAGTGGATCGCATGGAAACATTTAGGATTAATGGACTTTTTCGGTAGAAATGAGCCCATTCTCGAGATGAATAATGTTCTAATAAGAACCTTATGCCATCTTGGCCAGAATAGTTTGTCAATAGGCAACCAATTCAGGCATCCAGCAATTTGTGATGATTTACCAATCGCCACATTTTTGTTGTCCTTCTGTAACAAGGTCGATTGGCCTTGTTCCAGAAGCCTAACCTTAACGGAATCGACGATAGTCGAATGGTCGTTATTACGACCATCCAAAGGTTTCTTGTACCAAAAGTTTTCTATATTTAGAATCCTCTCGGTGTACTTCACACAGATCTTGGACCAACCATGTTGGCCATCGGAGATGTGGGATCCTGCTTTCAGATGATAATCTGTAACCAGATCCAGATAAGGGGTCGGACCCACCAATAGATGGTCATCCCCCCCTATATGACACATGCGCCAAGGATATTTCCTTTTCCATACCGAAGAAACGGTATCTAGCATTGCCATGTTACCTGTGTAATCCAAGAACGATAGTTCTTCAATTGCCAGGTTCAAGAGAGTAAGAGAAGGTTTAGCTATTGCTTCACCCATCATAATTCCAACAGTAGTTAGAATACTCTCAAATTTGTTCGGATGAACGACTAGTCTCGGCCCTATTGTGCTGAGAACTAGGTCCACATATGGTGAATCACCATATCCGTAGCCGACCATAAATGCCTTTAACATGTCTCTAGTAAGAGCATGCTGTTGGGCATTAGTAGCATCCTTAAGGTCGCTCGATAGAACGGCCAAGCTGCTATCATCCCATTCCTCCTTCGATAGAGGGAGCTTTGAGATCATCTTCGCGGCTTCCCAAGCTTGATCCTGTCGGTGAAAACTTGAGAAGACACTCGGATGCCACTTCATTGACTCAATCAATAGATGAGCCAATGGAGCCTGTAACACATTTAGCCAGTATTCTGACAATGTTACATAACGTGCCTTGTTTCCCATTTCAGGAACACATTGTGCTCTTAATATAGGGATTTGAGTACTATTGTACTCTTTCCAAGCCACGTATAAAGTCTGTCGGCCTAGACAATCGTCTAAGCCCCAGAACCTACCGGGTACCTCCTTGGGATATTTCCCACTGTGATTCTTATTAGAAACACTTAGGAACTCGGCTTCCTCAGGGATGACATCATCATCCTCTCGGAATAATGTCTTCCAGACTGGAATACCAGCCTTTTTGACAGCAGGACCAAATGGAGTATTCTCCGTTTCGTCCTTAAGAGGTTCTTCTGTTAGGACACGCGATAGCGCATCCATTACAGCACCCGCCTGAGCGCCTTTGGCGACAGGAAAGTTCCTCTCACCCGAACATGTGACACTAATATGTGCCGCACCGTTCGGGATTGGACCTGGCCGGATGGATCGACAGATCCCTCCGATCCTACGAGCACTTCTAACCAATAGGTTATGGGTGATCGGGTCAGGTCTAAAATCACTGGTTAAAACTGTATTCAGTTTCTTCCATGATTCCTCTTCCGTCTTAATACCCATATATGGGTATTGTCTCGTTGACACAATGTGAGCGAGCCTCTGTAATAACAGATGTTCTCTCCGCCCGTGTCGTAGAGCAGTAATAAACGATAGTTTATTAAGCGGACGGAACGGTTGAGAGCCAGAGGGCTTCGATAGAGGTCCAATGGTTCTTGTCTGAGCTACCAAATGAAATAATTCATTTGCCCAGACCTTATAGGACTTTATTAAGTACTGTAGGTCAGTAGCTCCTATGCGCAGAACATTGTGAACGACTGCCATTATCATGGCCCGGTCACGTGATCCTATAGTAAAAACTAAAGGATCTGCGCATATAAACGCATCGACGAGTCCAGATATGAACTCTTCTATGCGCTTAATGGTATGTGTTCGTCTATTGACAAACACGGATGCCATTTTACTAGACATTCCGAAGTCGGTCTGAAGTATTCTTCTAAGACCTTCCTTTCCATGTATAGTCAAAAATCCATCGTTTTGCCACGATTGTGGACCAATGGATTTTCCCTTAAAAGTCATCGATAGAAGACTTCCTTGAGGCATGTGACAGTAGAGTACTTTTGTACTCTCCTGGACATTAGGGTTTCCGACAGCCGGCAATAGCCGGTGCCAACCCGAAGATATTCGGGTCTGTGTCGAAGACTTTTTACCACCAACGCATACCCTTAGGTCGTCGACCGGAATTACTTCCGGTCAAGCTGCCATACTATAGTATGACAGATGCGCTACAATGGTGTCAAGCTTCATTCTCGCTTTCTG